GCTGTTGCTGGAATCCATATAGATTGTTTACCAACTAATCCTGAAATTAGATTAGATATTTCTCTTGCTCTTGTCATTTACTTAGTTCCTCTACAATTTCTGGGTTATATTTTTTAGAATCTTCAAATTGCAAAATTAGATTCAAAAAATTCTATATCTGTTGTAAATCCAAAATCATCATCAGCGTCTGCTAACATATGATGATTTTGGATTTACAACATAAAATCACCGGTTAATTATATAGAACTATTTATATACTTTATTTTTTAGGATATTTTAACTCTCTAAGTTCATCTTTTAATTCTTTAATTGCCTGTATTAATAATCCGTGTATAGCGTCATACTCTACAGTTTTATATTGTTCTCCGTCTATTAATGAAAGTTTTTTCTCTTTTACTGCCTCTGGTAAAACTTTTTCTAATTCTTGTGCAATAATACCAGCAGACTTCTGTCCATTGTGTCTTGTAAATGTAACACCTCTGACTTCATCAATCTTATCTAGTGCATTAGGTATAACTTCAATGTCTGATTTCAATGCAACATCTGATACAGTTGTTGAGAAACCTATAACATCACCATCTACATGTAAATCTCCATCTGATTCAATTCTAACTTTATCTGTACCACCTATTTTAATATCTACTTGGTCATCGGTGTCTGCCGTTATACTGGTATCAGCGTCAGCGTCTAGAATTAATTCTGTGCCATTTAGGTCTTGAAATCTTGATTTATCTCTTGCTCTTGTCATTTACTTAGTTCCTCTACACTATTTATACATCCGTATCTGTTTCTGGGTTATATTTTTTAGAATCTTCAAAAAATTCTATATCTGTTGTAAACCCAAAATCATCATCAGCGTCAGCACTTGTGGGATTAGGAGTTGTTGTAACTCTTTCTACTCTTGCCTTATTTGTAGTATCTGTATCATCATACAAATCAATCTTAACTTCTTTAATTGTTTTACTTGTATTATCAGGACCAAATAGATAAGTTTTAGCAGTAAAGTTTAAAGTATAAATAACTGCTCTTCTTGTTGTGTAACTACCATCATAAGTATCTTCATAATTAATACTATTTAAAACTATAGGCACATCTCTTTTAATGTTTAATTCTGGTACTGCATTTACTGTTACTGTATAGTCTGGTTGAAAGAATGGTATTATTTGTTCTACTATCTGAAGACCAGCTTCAGCACTTGCTGTAAATGAATATAAAGAAAAATTTAAATTATACGGAACAGGTGTATAATTAAAATTCATCACTTTACCATCTACTTCAGATTTAACAGTTTTATATTTTTGTACTCTTGTAAGTTTTCTTGAACCATCATATGATAGGCCTGTTATCTCAAAAGATAACTTAGGTAAAGTAACTGCAAATTGTCTATCATTTAAATTAGGTTGTTGTTCTAGTCTTGTTAGAAACTTTTCTTTAGGTGCATATGCCAACGGCACACGAATAGATTGCACTACATTACCATTTGAATCCCTTCTTTTAATTTGTATATTATTAAAGATTTGACCAAACGCAATAGTCATTCTTCTCATTGTCTGATTGTAAAAATAATCTCCAAACATTAGAAGTTAATTTCTCCAAAAGGGTTTCTTTCTGTAAAGTCTAGTATATCATCACCCACACTTGCTGTATCAAAACCTGCCTCACTATCTAAATCAATATTATTTGCATAAGGTGATTGTGTTTGTATTGCATAAGTTTCCATTAAGAAGTAGTTAGGGTCACCACTTGCTCTATCGTTTTCAAGTAATAAAGAACCTTCTTCTGCCTCTAAAGTCATTTGATGTGCTAACATATCAAGTGAGAATTTATCTTCTGCACTATCAATATCTGATACGCCTGTATCAAGTCTTTCAGATGAGTACTCGAATCTAGTTACTCTTAGTTTGTAAACAGGTAAGTTACCTAGTTGAAAGAAAGGTTCTTGGTCTTCAACAAATTGAATTTCAAAGAAACTATTCATTAAAGGCATATAAATGATATCGCCTTCGTTTGGTCTATCAGAGACTATTTGTGTAGCAGGGTCTCCAACAATATCTTCCCACCTTCTCTTAGATACAGTAAATGTTGTATCTTCTCTAATTTCTAATCCGAATTTAGATATTAATTCTTGTTCGCCAGCAAATCCTTCAGTTGTATCCATATACATTTCACAAAGATAAGCTGCATTAAATTTACTTGCAACATCTTCGCCAAGTATAAGGTCTTTATTGACTAAAGTTCTAGGTAGGTAATAGACATCATGTCCATAGATTTTTAAACCTTCAATAATTAAGTTTTCAAAAAGTTTTTTTTCTTCTGATGAACCTATGCCGTTGCCACCTTGAAAATAATGATTTGTTGGCATGGCGTTATCCTAGTATCAAATGAGGTGGTTCCTCGTAATTACTTCTGACTTCTTGTTCTAGTTTTAATATTTCTGATTCTGCTTGTTGCATGATTTCGTTACCATTAAGTGATACACCACCTATCATAGTAACACCAGCAAATTTAGATAAGTTTTGACCCCATTGTAATTTAAATTTTTGAGTAACATATCGTTTTACCCATATGTCATTATAAACATCTGTAAATGTAGCAGGGTCTAATTTTCTATAACAATCTATGATTAAATATTCATCTACTGTTAAATCGTTTGTCCAATCCATATCAATATATAATCTATTATCGTTTTGATTATATCTAATTGGTTTTTCACCTACTAGTATATGGTCTAAGAAATCTAAGTGTCTTAATACAACATCATAATTTACTACTGATGTTGATGAAAAATCGTATAAGTCATTTAATCTTAATTGATATCTAACATCAAATAAGTTTAAGTTACCTTTATCTGAAAAAGGAAATATGTTAGTTACTGATATAACACTATCAGGTATAACAAGATAATTGTCTTGTTCATAATGTGTAGTTGATACATCACCTTCTTCCAAATCAGTAGCAGATTCAGTTCCTCTTGTTTTATTGGATAGTCTTGTTTTATCAGCTTCAGTAAGTTTGTATTTTAAATATGTTCTACGAATACCATCTGTGTGATATTGTGCAAAATATTGTAAACTCTCATCTAGTCTATCTTCTAATTGGTCATCATCAACATTTATCTCTATGACAGGTTTACCTAATGCTCTTAAAGCATACTGTTTTAGTGTTTCTCTTGTATTTGGGTTTGCCATATCTTAATTCCTCTATACTATTTATGCACTATAATAAGGCATTTTATAGTTAGTTCCCCCTATGTTTATAGTAATAAACCCTATAGGTGTGTCTAGTCTTTCTGAGTTTAGTGCCATAGAACCTAAACTGGATGTTATTGATGTTGAACCTGATGTAACAGTACCTACATCTATATTTGCTGAACCATCAAATGATACATTATTTATTGTTCTAGCAGTTTCTAATGTTGTTGCTGTAGCTGCATTTCCAGATGTATCTTGATTACCTGATGTATTAACACCTGGTAAATTTATATTGGAAGAACCATCAAAAGATACACCACCAATATTTCTTGCTGTTGCTAAAGCAGTTGATGTATCTGCATTTCCTGTAACATTTCCTGTTACATTACCTTCTAAGTTTGCAACAAGTGTTGCTACAGTATATCCTGTACCACTTGTATTTACAGTTGTTGTAGGTTCAGCCTGGTTATCTTTAAATAATTTAAATTTACCTGAATCACTAGCGTCTCTAAATAACCCAGCATACAAATCTTGTGAACCTGATGTATCATATAATCCATAAAATCCTATATCAACAGCGTCAGCAGAATTGTTATTTGTTGCCATACTTAATAGTGGGTCTGCAACATTAATTGTTGTTGATGATACTTCAGTTGTTGTACCACTTACAGTTAAATTACCTGCGATAGTAACATTATCTGGTAAACCTATTGTAACTGTGCCAGAAGATTCGGCAACAGTAACCTCATTATTTGTTCCTGCAAAAGTTATTGTTCCACCTAAAGCAGTTGCTGTTGAATTTGAACCATCTGTAACTGTTATTGATGAGTTTGCTAATTTATCGTTTGCAATAGAACCATCTAATTGTGCATTTGTAATGGTACCTGTTAATGATGATGTTGGATAATTAGTAGCATCCGATAAGTCAAAAGCGGGTGTAGAATCTGAAGCACCTAATGCTAATGATACTCCGCCATAAGATACTGTTGAATTTGATAATTTATCGTTTGCAATAGAACCATCTAATTGTGCATTTGTAATGGTACCTGTTAATGATGATGTTGGATAATTAGTAGCATCCGATAAGTCAAAAGCGGGTGTTGTATCAGAAGCACCAAGTG